GAAGATGACCGATCTTTAATTGATTGTGAAAAGCGTTGCGCTTGTCTCAACCCCTCTTGCCTCGTGTTTGGATTTGCCAGCATTTGCTCTAAATTAAAGAGTTTCATGCGATCTTTTCCTAACTCATAAAGAACGTCCGCAGAATTATCCATGTAATCTGCCATTGTTTCGATCATGAAAGGATAAGCACCCATTTCCAAGTCATTTGTCACCGCATCGAAGTCTTGATACTTTGTCTTTCCTGACGAGATTTTAGACTGATATGTTGCGACGATTCGGTTAACAGTTTCTAGCTGGTGCTGCCTCTGATTTTCAGATTGCCGCGCTTGATTCTGTCTACTCGTTTCGTCAGCTACAATTTGACGTATTCTATCTTCGGAAGAAGCATTTTGATTCTGATAAGGTGCGGCAGTTTGAGACTGCTGAACATTGTCATTCCTTTGACTTTGAGGCTCTTGGCGCATTACACGCTCTTTACCCTCTTGTCTTGCTCGACCTACGAGATCGTTTACTTCATTTTGGCTAAAAACTCTTTCTTTAACTTCTGGCGCTGATTGACTAGGTTGTACACTAGAAACCGGCGACGAGGTTAAACCAGGGTTAGACATCGTGTCTTGACCCGCGTCCATTCCATTTGAACTATCCATCTTTTGCATCCTTGCTGTTAACCCCGCAAACGGTCGCCGACATCATGTCAGCCCCTAATTACGCATAGGTATCGTGCTATTACCCCACAACGGTTTTTTTCCTCTTTTAACGCAAGAGTCTCGACACTTCTTGGCACTAATTTTTAGCTATAAAAATAGTGATAGAAGTATATTGTTTACTTTACTGACCATGGTTTTTTAATGCAAAAAGGAATAGTATTAAATGTGGTTAATTGATAAATAGAGATGATCTCATGCTAATTATTTCCGGAAAAAAATACGTGACGCAAAAAGAAGCTGGTGAATTGTTTTACTATTCTGTGAGATGGTTTGAAACAAATAGACAAAATAAAAGAGGGCCCGCTTATGTACGAATTGGTAAAAAAAGAATTTACTATGAGCTACTGGAACTAGAAGCTTGGTTCAAAAAGCAGATGAAAGAATGTTAAAACTTCAGGCTTGCTAGGTCAAGCCTGAAGAACACCCAAGATCAATACGCAGAATCTTTACCGCTTTTTTTCAAAGATCCTTCTTTTTTAGCTTTCCAATCCATTTTTCCGCCCAATCCTTTTTGCAAATCATTGGGACGTACATCAGCGATACCATCTTTCATTAAACCGCCAAGCGAAGATTTATTTTTCATTTCTTTTTTCATTTTTTTTCCCCTGAATTTTGTTTATCCGTAAATTGCTGGAATACTTACTACAATGCCGTCATCTAAAACTAGAACAAAACGATAAGCTGTTTGTGCTGTTGCTAATAAATTTAATGTTGCAGCACCGACCGCATTACTTACACAAAATAGATTTTTAGTTATAGAACCAGTTTCCGCTCTAACACCACCCACAACAATCGAAAATCCCGTGGATGCGGCCGTTGCAGTAATGCCAATCCCATCAACTGCATCAGTTGCATACACTTCAAATTTTTGTGGTGTTGTCATAGGTATGCCGTTAGCGTCATTTAATTGCACTAAAACAATGCATTGATCAGCAATACCAGGTGCAACACCGATTTCTGAAGTAAGTGCAGTAGCGCGTTCTTCGCTAAACATTAAAGTTGCAGCGGCAACACCTGGATCAGGAATTGTAATCACAGTGCTTTGAGCCATTGGCGCATTACGCAGTGATATAACAAAATCACCTGGATTATTTACAGCTAGAAAATTCATGCTTCCGCTTGCCGCTGTAGTTGGAAATGACGCGAGAAAGCCAGGTGTGCCACTTAATCCTGCTTGAATATTTCCGCCGTTAACAGCAGTTGCAGCATCATCAGAAATTTTGCCAGCAGTATCAACATAAGTAGCAATACGACTTGCGATTGTCGGCAGTACTACATTGCCTTCGGATAAATCCTCGATTAATGTAATTACACCAGTACCAGAAATAGATACGCTAAATACTGTATATGTACCGACCTTAGAAACAGGATTATAAGAATAAAGCGTGCTTATAATGTCATCATTAGAAAGCGGAAAGCCCTGCAAACTACCTTGATTAAGATAACCTGCGGTCGTAACTGTAGCGAGATCATCGCCAACACACATATATTTTGGGTTTGGTATAATTCCCGTGCTGCCGATTAAAGCAGTTGGAAATTGATATATAATAGCCATTTTTTATCATCCTTGATTTTATTGCCCATCCTGGGCGCTATTTAAAACTTATTGTATTATTGCTCATCTATCAAAAAAATGGTACTTATTAGAATGTTGCACCGCGCCATTATTTTTTAAAAGATTTTAATGTTTTTGCCAAACGAGCGCGAGCGCCCTCTTTGCCACCTTTTTTAGCCGCTTTGTTTAAAGCTTTTTCTGGAATCTTTTTTCCTTTTTTAACGCCAAGCTCATCGCGTAACGCACCAGGTTTTTTTATCGCTTTCGAAATCCAGTTCGCCATTATTTTCTTCCTTTTAATTTATCTTTTAAATCTAAAATTAAGCATGCCAAAAAAGCTGAGAACGCACCCAAAACAACTACATCGAAACAAACAAAAAATAAGTAGACCGATAGTTTCAAAAACATTTTAATTAATCCTTAGCTTTATTATTTCTTTTTTGCTTTTTTGTCTCGTTTTTTCGCTTCATCAGCTTCGCGATATGCTACGCCAATACTTTTTTTCTTAGATTTTCCTTTTTTTTCTTCTGTTTTAATGTTTTCTTGGAAATCTTTTGGTGATTTTGATTTTTTAAGTTTCATTTTACATCCCTCTTTTTTTCGTTATAAATATCTTTATCGTAAGTTGATTGTATATCTGATTGACTTGCACCATCGCAATAATCAAAACGCACTGACTGCTCTAGTTGCCGCGCATTAACTTTATACTTTTTAGATATTTCAGATGCGTGCATTTGCATTAAGTCATGATAGCCTATTTTCGGAACTGATCTACATAAATTAGGTACTTTTCTTCTCATTATCTTTTCCATTTTTTGACATTAAATTAATTGTTTCAAATGTTTCTTTCGCGTGTTTATGCTCTCGATCCAAGGATGCACCAATATGCTTAGCTATCATATCGTCTGATTTTACGGATGTATCAGCCATTTTAGCCTTATAATCTAGCTTAGCACGCTCAATATCCATAGCATCTTTATTATGTGACATTAACATTTCGGCATCAATTTTATGATGCTCTTGCTGTAATTTAAGCATATCAATTTTATGTTGCATTTGCATTTTTTGCGTTTCGAACTGTAGTTTCTGTTGATCGACTTGAATACGCATTAACGCAGGATTTTGCTGTTGTTGTTGCTGAGCAGATTGCTTTTGCTTCTCAATATCTTTCACAAAGCTATCCACTTGCTCTTTTAATTGTTCGATGCCTTTACCCTCCATGTTTTCTAACACAAAGTTAAGCCCTTTTTCTGCGATAAATTGTGAAAAAATAGGACTCATACCCATCATGTCTTTGACCATCGAAAGCGTGCGGGATTTTTGAACTTGAAATGATGCGCCAGCTCTTGCGTGCACTTTAAGATCGTTTGACTCGTAGTTAAAAGTTGGATCTTTATCTTTGTTGATATTTTGATAATATCTTTCACCCTTTTTGTTGCGGAGTGGAATCGTGCGTGGTGTCACCATGTATTTTGGCATTAGATCAACGTATAGCTGACCAATGCGCTGCAATCCTTGCATAAAACCGACTACATACGGCATTGCTGCGGCGTTAGATTGTGACGCAGCTTCTACTACTGCGATGCCAGATAGTTGATTGTCGTTAATGCCAAGGGATGCGTCATATGATCCAAGCGCCTGCTGAATTGCTGAGTCGGATCCTTGAAATGCCGCCATGATTTCTGGGGGCGCCGCTGTCTTTTGCAGTTGAATAACGGGATTAGGTATCATCATTTCCGGATTGTCATCGTATCTAGTTTTGTGCACTAATACATTTGCTTTTTGCACATTTGTGTATGCTTCCAACCAATCTGGTTGCTCTGTTGGGAGAGCTTCGATTGCCACACTAAATTTGTGCTGTAATATATTTTCCATCTCGTTTGCAAGAGATATACCCGCATAGTTTTTTAATCTTTGCGCATCTCGTGCGTGATAAATGTAAGGCAAACACATGTGTTTAATCTTACCGGATCCTTCTTCGCGTACCATTGATGCATTGCCTTGAAAAAATACCAGCGGCAATCCTGGGTAGTCTGTTTCTTCATACTCTAATATTTTGTTTTCGATCAAGCGATATCTGCAAATCTTTGTTATCGTAGTCTCGCGCGGCTTACCAATAATGGAAGGCGGCATTGTTATATCTGTCCATTCCTCAGTTATTTTTTTATATTCAGACATCGTTACTACGCGATTATCATCTAACAAAGCGATCTTAATTTTCACCCGCTTTTTTTTAAAATAATCTGCAACGAGGATAATTTCCTGTGATCCAACTTGATATGACCACCGGAAACCTTCGAAATCGTCCCTGAATGTTACGCCAGTCAGATCGATATTAGGATAATGTTCTTTAAATTCTTCCTTCGTCCATACCACAAATTCGAAGCAAAAGTTACCATCCCCTTTGTGCGTTTCGGTGGCGTTAAGATCAAAGCCGCAAAGCGTTGGATCCTTTGGTAGGGACACTTTGATGACTTGATCCATCGACATTTCGGACGAATATTCCGTACCAATTTTCATGACAGCCCAGCCGCCCGTCAATAAATTACCATAGCAGTTATATTTTAAGTGTTCATTGGATGAGTCGTTAAACACATACTGCAAATGATCATCGATCATCTCAATTAACTGTGGATCTGATTTTTCTGGCTTATCTGCGACGACCTCTACGGCGGGCTCTTGCTTTGAAAACTCACCTTGTAGGCGAGCAATGTATGCTGGGAGGATGTTAAATTCCAACTGAGGTCGACCGATGCTATCAAGCATAGACATATCAGCAGCGCTTAAGGATGATTGAAAAATAAATCGCTTAAACTCATTAAACATATCATAGTTATGCTTATTGCCGTCATAGGACTGCTTGATATTTTTTTTGATTTTTTCAAGCTGTAATTGTGTTTTTTCGCTCACCGCTTCCATGCGCCACTCCATTTTTCTCAATATTAACTATATTACGTTAAGCTTGCGCGTTAATCATATCTTTTAGCAACTTTCTGTTGCGCGCATTTTCCTGGGCTTTTGTTAATATAACAGTAGAGCCGTCAGTAATAATATTTAATTCGGTGCGTTGGTCGGTGCTTAGTAGTCTCTCAATTTTTATGATTTTGTTTCTAAGAGCGCTAACCTCAGAGATTATGTGTTTTTTTTGCTTTATATCTTCGGCCATCATCGCGCGATATTGCTCGTATTTACGCAAGTTTTTGCATATATCATCGTTAAGTTTCTCTGCTTTTTGCGCAAAATCTTTGACGATACGCATGTCAGCGATATATTTGTCATAGATAAAGTCGCGTATAAAATGCAACGATGTATCGTATCCCGCAATCTTAATGTTACAAATAGATATTGATTCTTGCAGTTGAGTAAATTTATCGTCTTGTATGCGCATTAGTATCTCCTTGATGTTTTTTTGCGTAAATTATCGAGTGCGTCGTTACGTTGCTTTGTTAATCTTGCGGCCTCGGAATAGTCGGCTTTAACAGCATTAAATGTAATTACTTTATCGATAAATGCCATTTTTATTGCGTACGCCGCTGTATCACAGATGTCATCAAAACGATGTGAATTATTGCTTGTTATCTTAGACATGTGTTTGATGCAATTGTCTGCGTGCCTCATACCTTCAACAAATGCAATGCGTTTTTGAGCAATGTAAGGTTGTATTTGTATAAAGCGATTAGACTTATTGTTAAGTTTTTTCCCTTCGAATTTTGTTGGCACAAGATCAATAACGCGCAAGCCCTGGATCTTTTCTAGGAGAGATATCAAATATATTCCTGTGCTAGCTTTCTCGATTCCCGCCAAGGAGGGCTTGACAGAAAAGCGCATACAGTCGTACCAAAATTCCATAAATTCCGATTCCAAATCTTTTGGCTCTACTCGGGTCTCATGACAATCTAGCCAAACTAACGCGTACTTTTCGTCTGAAACGTTCCTGATCCAGTCCAGTTCGTAGATACCCCAAAATGAAAATACTGTCGCGTCATTGTACGCTTCTGCGCTACTCGCTGTATCACATGTTACAAATGTTGCAAGGATCTTAGGCATTTCATCTAAAATTGGGAACCATTCTGGCTTAAATAATCCGCCTCCAGATGGTATCGGCGTCTGTTGATATTGTGAGGAAAAATTGTATGGGCTTTCCTCCTTCATTTTTAACAGCATATCTTTAGTGTGCATCTCAGGATTAAGCGCGTTGCCCGCTTCATCAAGCGCGGGAATGATAATCGTTTCCCATCCGCCTTTTTCAATCAACATTTGACAGATATCGTTTTCATGCAGGCGTTGAGCAATTAAAATTATGGGAGTATCTGGCGAATTAGTACGTGATTGCAATGTGTTAAAATACCACTCGTTGATGCCTTCTCTCACAACGTCGGACGTTGCTTCGTCGGGCTTTAACAGATCATCTAAAATAATACAGCCACCAAACCGATCAACGCCTTGTATGCCCGCGCCCGATCCTGTGATTGAGCCCCCCGATCCAACGGCTAATATGCGACCGCCAGCGGTAGTTTCAAAATTATCTTTTGCTTGCGTATCACTCTTTAACTCTACACCAAAAGTTTTTCTATACTGCGACATTGATACAATTTCTCGGATTGTTTGAGTCTGTTTTTTAGCGAGCGTATGTGAATAAGATACGTAAATAAAGTTTGAATCTGGATATTGTGCAAGCGCCCATGAGACAAAGTTAATTACTAATTCGGTTTTTGAATATCGCGGCGGTACATTTATCAAGAGTCTTTTTGTCTCGCCGCGTAACACTTTGGTTAAAGCACGCATTATAATTAGATGATGTGATATGCGAGAGTGTGGATCCGATACTTTAAACAGACGATTAGTGCGCAGCTTGTAAAACACTTCCGTAAAATATTTTAAACTGCCTAGCAGTTTATATTTTTGCTCGTCGTTTTGATTAATTATCATGATACTGACTCATGTATCTTTAATTTATCGCGCAGTGTTTGCAATTGCATTTCACATTTTTTTATACGTTGATCAAGATCTATTTTTATTTGCTTGTTTTTTTTATCATGCCAAAATATTTTTAACTCTTGTGATTGCAGCATTTCATCACGTAATTTTTTTAAATAATTTTGCTGATTGGAATTGTTAAAAGAGTGTGTTATCTGCGTGTTTATGACGTGTATTGGCTCGTAAAAAAAACATTCGCGAAGCCATTTTTCATCGTCTGTCATTTAAATGTCCGCGTTATTATTCTGCTTTTTCGTACGCTTTTGCAGCGTCTTTAATGTCTTGAGTGTGCTCAGATATAGTCATATGAGTTGTACTTGTTTGCACGACCTCTTGTTTTTCCCCATAAACTTTCGGCATTAGCTTTGATGCTAACCATTTGCGCGTATCGATTCTTAATCGCGATCTAGCTACATATTCCGCGTCACAAACCTGTTCGCCGCGTGCATTTAATTTTGAATCATGCGAAACATCATCTGAGATATCGAGCATTTCATCCACCATCAACTCAACTCTTGCCTGTCTTGCAGTGTTGTAGAGATCACAAAAGTCAGGCTTAGTAAGACGCCACGCAAAAACAGTTTTGCTCGTGGGATACTTATCGTTATCTTTACAGATTTTTTTAACGCTCTTAGTAGATGTGCTTATCTCAAGACAAATATCTTTAGCTAATTGATCCGTATAAACAGAGGGACGCCCCATGTCTGCCATTATTTTTCCCCTAAATTTTCAGAGATTTTATCGAATTCCGCTGCTGCATCTGCATCACTCAAATCTGGATTTAATTTTTTAATTTCCGCGATCGCTTTTTTGTAACTTGCAGATCTCTTATCGATCGATACTTTTTCACCAGGGATTTTTTCGAATGTAAACCCTAATCCTTTGCAATCGTCGCACGCGTCAACAATGCAACCCAGACCCATAACTTTGCCGCTTTGCTGGCACGTAGCGCAACCAATGCGTTTTTTACCTTTATTTTTATCCACTTTATCCATGATTTGCTCGCATATATATATAACCGCGTAATTGGTCTAATTATACGCTAATAAAATAAATATGCAAAATATTAAAATAATTTGATATTGATGTTGACACATGTAACCCATGTGGGTATACTGTCTTTATCGAGTTGCAGCTCGTAACACCAAACAAGAGAGAGATTAAAATGATTATATCAAGATTCGAACTAAGAAGACTTTCAAAAGATAACAACAGCATAAAATTTGACGGCTTGTTAATAACTGACGATTACACATGCACACCAACCTACGCAATTTACACAGACTATAGACGTCAATGTACCTATCACGTTATTGCGATAAAAAAAGAGACAAACTCAAAAATGATCTGACCTGGTTTTTGTAAATAAACTTAAAAGAGAGATATAAAATGAACGCATATAATCAAATAACATCAGAAATTTTAAACAAAATAACAAACATTGTTAATGATGCGCCCACTAAAATACCAAGAGATTTTCAAGAATTTTTTGGCGAAACGGAATTTCCGGCACACCTAACAATTTCCGAAAAATTAAAAGAAATATTAGCGTTATCGGAAGAATTTAAATTGTTAGACGCACAGTCTTAAGCACTAAAAAAATGACCAACAAATCAACACAAAAGAGAGAGAGCGAAATGGAATTAAAACCAAAAAATGTTAAA